ACGGGTAAATCGTGAGTCAGCGAACGAGGGGAATATGAATGGCACGTCGGCTGCACTCTGGCCGCGAACTGCGAAATCCCGCCACATGGCGATCTCGGTCTTATACATCCTACCGTATGACACCGACAGTTCGGGGTCCGTCCACGGCTTATTCGGCATGCGGTACATGCGCTCAAACAGACCTGCGAGTATCCCATCAAGGTGGTGGGTAAACGAAATATCCGGCAGCGTTGTGGCAGCCACGCTGGGGCGAAGGGCGCCGTACACATACAGCACAGAGCCGTAAGTAGCGTCTGGCACGGGTTGTATAACCAGCGTATCCGGAGTGACCATGAAGTGTGTGTTTGGCGGGCCCGGGACGTTCGTGAGGATCAGCCTGGTGCTGGGAGGCAGCGATTGCTTCGACGCACCGCCAAGGGGGGTCGGGTAAATGTACGCCTCGAGTACGAACTGGACCTCAGTGTCCTGATCGACTGGGTTCAAGTACACATTCTGCTTGCCGATCGCCACCGGGTATGGCCCCGCAATGCCGCGGTACGCAGTGGACTGGGTGTAGAAGTGTCGCAGAGTCAGCACAAGCTGGCTCTGTATCAGCGTGTCAGGAGCGCCGGAAAGTTGCTGGGCGGCTATGGCACCCATGTACTGAAGGGTTCGCCCAGCAACTGCTGAACTACTCTGGCCGCCATCGACTGTAACAAGAGCCATGATCAGCCACCTTTAGTGATTAGCGTTTCTCGAAACGTCTTGAGAAGGGAGGTCGCACGGGTGTTCTCAGTGAACTCGTCGTCCGAGAGTTCCGCACGGCCGGCCATGAAAAACACAACCGGGTTGAAAAACAACCGGTTGTCGAGAGGAAACAGGGTAGTGATTCCGAGATCAGCGGTAACGTAGGAAGTCACTGAGTTACTGCCAAGAGTGGCAGTGGTGAAGTTGCCAATGTAGGCATCGGGGCGGTAACGATAAACTTCCGCCAGAGCGGTATTCAGATGCGACAACATCTGTAGATCGGTGTACCGGTAGGGGGCGCGAGCATCACTGATGATAAGACGTGCCTCGCTTATCGCGTCGTCAATCGTCTTTGCAAGTGTGCTAGCCATTTTCTCACCCCTAAGTAAAAGGGGGGCTGGCAGCTTTTGGCCGACAGCCCCCCGGGACTACATCATCCAGTCACCACTTATCAGATGGTGCCAGCCTTGATAACGCCGTAAGCGACCAGGGTGGGGTTGATCACAGCAAATCCCCAGACCTGCAGACCGCGCATCAGGGTGCCGAAAGTACTCTCCGAGCGGAGGGTTTCAACCTTCGTCATCTGCGACGCGAACGTCAGGCCCAGCGAGTGGCCAGCATACACCGCCCACTCGCTAGCAGCCAGGCCACCAGCGACGCCGTTCGGGAGCAGATTCGACACATAGACCGTGAAACGGTCAATCATGCCGAGCCGTCCGTTACGAGCGATGGAGACCGAGTCACCGGTCAGATAGGCCTGCTGCAGAGCGCTGCGCTTGATAACGGCGCCAGCCCATGACGGCAGAACTACCCAACGACCAGTCTCCGGGACGCGGTTTTCGTCGAGCGCCAGACAAAGGTCGATCAGGAAGTCGAGAATACCGCGGGTGTTGGCGATGACGTCACCAACCTGCGTGAGCAAGCCAGCGCGGCCAACGAACAACGGGGTGCCCGTGACACCCAGGCGCAGGTTGGCGCTGAACCGACCGGCGGTCAAGCCGGAGTTCGTCGCATCAACCAGGGAGCCCAAACTGGCAACGGCCAGCACAGACGTGTCAACGAAAATCTTCATCTGCTCAGAGGCGTTGTCGGCCCAGTTGCTCAGAAGATCCACATCGGCCTGAATCTGCATCACATCGTCAAGGACGGTATTAAAGTACGCGCCCTTGTTGATCTGCAGAGTGACCAGCGCGCTCGACGGACGCTGAACAGTCAGAGCCTGTTCCGCGCTGTACGAAGCGATGGTGATCGTCGGATGAGTGCGAATGTTGACGGTTTCGCCAAAATTCTTGATCTCACCCTCGTAGTCCGTGGACGCAATGGCGCCAAGGACAGTCGCGTCGTAGAACTTCTCTACGAACTTGCCCGACCAGATGGTCGGAATGAAAATACCGGAATACGCCGGGCTAGGAACTGAACCTAGATACGGTGTACCAATTGGATAAGCCATGTCTCTACTCCGAAATGGTGGTTACTAACTGTTCTGGTGGATGTCGTTGCGCGTGGGTTTCACGCGACCTTCGGCTACCGCCAGAGCTATTGCAGCAGACTTCGCCTTATATTCTTCAGGCGTCACCTGCTTCCTTCTGACACGTGCGTAAAACTCCCCTATCTCTTGTTCAGACAGGATTGTTCCGCGGCTGCCATCAGGAGCTTCCATCGCGCCACCGCGGGGGGTCCCGGGGGCTACCAGTGTCCCTCGATCTACCGTAGCGGTAGGACGCGGGGTTGGTATTGGAGTCTTCCCAACATATGCCTGAAATATCCCAACGACTCGTGCCACATCGTTGCTATTAAAGGCTCCCACAAGCGAAGCATTGCGGGACGATCCAGAGAATACATCAACTTCTTGTAGCCACGCAAGGAAATTGTCATCCTCGTTGACGGCGCGCCAGGTGGGGACAGCGGCGTCCAACGAGTCGTACACAGCCTTTCTCGCCGTGGCGGCGGCAGATTGCTGGGTCAGAGCAAGCGTGTGCTTCAGCTCGGCGGTGTCTTTCATCAACTGTTTGAGTTCTGGGGTCACAGTACCTTCAGCGACTCGAGCGATCATGCCCAGAAGCTCAGGACCGTACTCTTCGACTTCCTTCTTGCTCACGCCCATTGAGTCAAACCGGTCTTCCGGACGCATGGGAGCTGCTGGGGCGGGCGCGGGAGTAGCCTGCCGCATCACCAGCTGATTGATGGTCCTCTGCTGTTCTTCCAGCTGCTCACGAAAGCGTGAAGTTTCCGCGTTGTACTTTCCCCTGAGCGTGTTGAACTTAGCTTTGAAATTATCGTCCGGCGGCGGGACTGGGTTAACAGGTGCGGGCGTCGAGGCTGGGGCATCGGCGTGCATAACAGGCGCGATGTCCACACTAGGAAATTCGTCCGGGGCTGGAGCGGGCCGTGCCGCGGCAGCTGCAGGATCGGCCAAAGGATCGGCCAAAGGCGGGTCGCCGGGCTTCGCATTCAGCTGCGCGATCAACCGGTTCGCTTCCGCAGCCTGGCGGCGGGCGGCGGGCGGCATATTGCTCTGCGGGGCTGCGTTCATAACTTCACTCCATTGCGTTTAAGTTGGTCTACCAGCTGATCGAACGCTCGGGCTTCGCCTCTAAGCGTATGAATATCTTGCTCTTTACCGTACAACAAGCTACGTATTGCAGCGTCACGCTTAGCCACTATTGTGGTGACATAATGTCGCCAGTGGGCGTTGTCACTGAGCCTTACCAGTGCTTCGGTAAGGGGGTCTTTTTCAGTGACTGTCATAGACGGAGGGGATTACCCAACGCAGGACCCACAAGATCGATGTCATCCGTATCCGGAACTTCATCAATCTTCGAGTAGTCGCGAGTGTACAGCCGAGAACCGGTGGCCTTACCAATGTCAGCGGCCTGTCCGATGCGCAGCATTTCCATCTTGATCCGTTTGACGCCCGGAACGAGCCCTAGCTGGGTGCTAGGGCCGCTCTTCGGGTATTTTGGGTTCTCTGTGTATGCCATGTTAGAACACTCGTGCTGAAGTATTGCTCTTCCCACCACTCTTGCGGTAACTCGTACCGGGCATGCAACCAGACGCGCTATAGCCACCGCCGGTCAACTGCCCAGAGAGTTTCATTCCATCGCTGTGCTGCGAACGAATGACTTTCTCACTGTCAACACTGATGCGCGAACCCTTCTGCTCCACCACGCCGTTCGATAATTTTACGTTGGCCTTCGGGAAATCGCGGAACGGGTTCGACTTCGTGATAGTCGTGCCGTACTGATCACCGCCGTGCGGCTTGATAGCTTTCGTGCTCGTACCGAAGCCAGGATTCGACGGCTTTTTCGGCACAGCGATCGGAGATTTCGGGTTCACGATAGTCGTGCCGAACTGGTCAGCAGCGTGAATACCCATCGGGTGGATGTCTTTCATTTCAAAATCCTCACAAAGAAGTTACCCAGAGAACCTTTTGACATAATACGCTTACTGTCAACCATGTGGCAAGTTACTTGAAACGTTGTTAAACGGGACCACCATCGGGGCTGGTTGGACCCCAGGGACTCCCCCGGCGCCGGGGGCAGCCGCGGCAGGATTGGGGCCAGGTGTCTGGTCCCCACTCGGATTCGGGCCCCCCTGTCCCCCAACGGGACTTGGCGGCACCGGAGGATTCATGGCATTCGGCTTGTTGATCGGGTCATCGGGCTGCATTATTTTCACTTCCATGCCCAGACTGTCAGAGATCTTCTGCAGGATACGAGCAACTTCACCCGGGGGAATCAACGACTGGTACGTGGGGTTGTTGATCAGCTGCAAGAACTCCAGCTGACGAGTCAGATCTTGTTCCTGCGTAGACGCCTGACGCACACCTTCGACGCTAATGTTCTCGTCGCCGCGGAGCATGCCAGTGTCGTCGGTCAGCATGATGTAGTCATACAGCTGAGTGAGCAGCGGACGCATGATATCGTTATCGATATTGTCCGCTACATTCTGTAGCGTCTTATTCGCATTATTGATGAGCATCGAGAGCCCCGATGCAGTGCGCCCAGCACCTGAGTTCGCGCCGCCGCCAGTCAGGTATCTCGGTATCGTCGATACGTCATCGAGCATAACGCTGAATTTGTCGAAAACACCGAGCAATTCCTGCGCGTTACTCGTTGGCTGAAAGAAGTCCACCGGCTTCCTGTTCGGATTCGCCGGGTCAGAGACGTATGACCAGCGCTTCCACGGGTACAGATTATCATCCTGCGATGGGCCTATCAGATCGCGATCGATCATGACCTGCGGACCGCTTGAGATGGAGACGTTGTTGACAAGAGCGCGGAGCGTAGCATTCATGACGTCGGTGATATCGTTCGCCAGAGCTGGGATACCGTTACCAGAGATAGATCCAGGAGTCTTATCGAACGAGGTAACGTAGTAGGGCACGCGCTGACGGGGCGAAGGATTCATCATAACCTTGAAAATCCGCTTATCCACCATCCAGGCGGTCACGAAATACGGGCGTTCATCATCATCGCACCCAGGAATGTTGAACTCCTTGAGATACTTCCCGAGAACGAACCCATGGAACTCAATGGCATTTATGAACGTGTCATCGAGGACGTTATTTCGCCCCTCCATGTACGCGCGCTCATACTCAAAGAGCTGAATCCACTCCTGAAATCCCTTTTTATCGTACGTGTCGATAATCTGACGGATATCAGTGTCCCGATACCCCGGAAGACCGAGCATGGCGTACAAATCCTGCACCGAAAGACGCTGGCGCTCGAAAACATCGGTGTTTGTGATTGCCGTGGCGCCAGGTGTGAACCAGACGTCCCACGGACTGACACGATCCCAGTAAAAACGAGCCTCTTCGTGCGCGACAGGCTTGTTTTTAGCCCATTTCAGCGTCGTAGTACGTCGCGTGGTGGGTCCTTTGATGATCGCGTGCTTGTAAATGGGCAGATCGACGAGGAAATCAGTTAGCGCCTGGTAAAAATTACCCTGATCGAGCATGTCGTCGATCTTTCGCTGGGCTTCAGCGGCTTCTGTGATGGCTTTTCTACGTTCCGCCAGCTTGGCGGCGTCATACAGACCCTCCATGCGATCGGCAAGTGCGTTCTGATCAACCGTCTGGCCCATCTGATTGACTGATGCAACCTCGGCCATCACCAACTTCTTGATGTTTTGGTCGACACTGTCTCTAATTTGCGGGTCTGGAGTAGGGTCGAGCGTCCAGGC